GCCGCGTTTGATGAACCCTGACCCCCATGTCGCCGTGGCTTTCGTGAAGCTGCTCCAGTCTGAAGCCGCACACTTCATTCTGCCGAACGACCTAAGCGACGAAGCTTCGGCGTGGCTGTTAGCCCAAGGCATCGAACACGAAGCCAACGACCTCTACATCATGGGCCGCGAACAATTCGGCGGCTCGGTGATATCGATTGCCGATGAATACGGCGCCTTCTGTTTTCGCATGTGGGGCGACGATACGGTCATTGGCCCGGTGGCGTTTTCGTCACTGGTCCAAAACGACATTTTGGGTCGCAGTAGGTTCGATACTTCCTCTTCCGCAGGTAGGTGAACTCGTCCCCGCACGAGCGACAGACAGCGGTCTCCTGAACCGCTCCTTGGTTTTCAGGCTTGCCCATCGCGCGTCTCTTCCCCGCCATGGTCCGACAATTTGTCGAGCAAAACCGCCGAACGAGCTTGTCGGCGAACACGAGCGGCGCGCCGCAATAAGCACAATCGCCTCTGGCTTCCGGGGGTTCGCCCAAATAGGGCGCAAGCAATTCCTCAATCTTGGTCGCCCAGCGACCCTCACATTTAAGCATTAGCCATCTTAACACAAAGGATGGCTCAACACTATTTTCCCGAAAGGCCATTTGTCATGAACGCAATCCGCGATCTCATTGTCCCGCGTCTCAAAGAACGCTCCACCTACCTCGGCCTCGTCGGCATCCTGACGGCGTTCGGCGTCGTCATCGACCCATCCTATGTCGAAGTCGCCATCGCATTCGGTTCTGCAATCGCTGGCCTGATCGGGGTCGTCTGGCCCGACACCTCTGCCAAGTGAACCGCCATCAGCCAACCGGCCACGGGAGCCGCGACACCTTCCCGATCTCGATTCCCGCGCTGCTGGATTGGCTGGACCGCGCTTGTCCCGAACTGTCGCCCACGCCGGGCCAAACCCTCGAACAAGTCATGTTCGACGCCGGTCGCCGCGACATGGTGCGCTTCATTAGACGCGAGTTCGAACGCTCGCTCCAACGACCGAAGGAGGGCTGACCATGTGTCTTGTCAAGAAACCCAAGGTCGCCGTAGCCGCGACCGAGAAAGAAGCCGCGATCCTGCGCAACCCATATTTGGACGGCCTTGATCCGATCCTTCGGGCTCGCACAGGCGGCGTGAAAGCACTCACGATTCGTCGTGATCAGACGCCAAGCCCGAACCCGCTTTTCCCCGCACCCGCACCGTTCATCCCGCCGGTCAATCAGCCCGTTTCAGGCGGCGGCGGAAGCGGAGGCGTCAAGTCGTCCCTCCCCGGCCAAGGCAACCTGTCCGACCAAGATTACGAACGCGCCGTTCGAGCCTCGCACATGCCCGGCATGATCGGAATCTACGGCCGCGCCACCCTTTCGAAAGCACAACAATAACGCATGAAGAACGCAGCATCGCGCTTCAGCGCGATGACTGCCGCCCGTTCCTCTGTCCTCGACAAGGCGCGCGAGGCCTCGCGCCTGACCATTCCCGGCCTGATCCCCCAACCGGGCCAGAACGAACACTTCACCGACCCAACCCTACCAGTCAGTCGGCGCCCACGGCGTTCGCACCTTGGGTTCGCGTCTTCTTTCGACCCTGTTCCCGACCTCGGTTCCATTTTTCCGACTGGAGTTGGACGCCTTCGCCGCTGCGAACGTCCAAGCCGACAAGGCGAAGACGGACTCCCTGCTCTCGCAAGTGTCGGAATCGACCGCCGCGCTGATGGAAGACCTTCGGGTTCGACCGGCGATGGCCGAAGCGATGCGCCACCTGATCGTGGCTGGCAACGTCGTCATCCACTTCCCGCTGGACCGTGCGCCCAAGCTCTATCGCCTCGATCAGTTCGTCTTGAAGCGCAACGCCGAGGGCGATTGGGTCGAGATCATCATCCAAGAGAAAGTCTATCCTTCGACCTTGCCCGAGGCGGTTCGCACCCAACTCGGCCTGAAGATCGACCCGGATAAAACCGAACAGCAGATCGACATCTACACGGTCGTTCGCCGCGAAGGCGACACCGTGGAGGAACATCAAGAGATCGATGGCAAGGTCGTTGGAGCGAGCAAGGGCAAGGCTCCCGCGAACAAGTCGGGTTGGCTGGCTCCGCGCTGGCTCGCTGTGCCGGGTTCCGATTACGGCCGGTCGCTGATCACCGAATACCTCGGCGACCTCCTGTCGCTGGAAGACCTCAACAAATCCATCGTTCAGTTCGCAGCGGTCGCTTCGCGCATCATCAACCTTGTTGATCCCAACTCCACGTTGGACGTGGCTGAACTCGCGGCGGCTGAATCCGGCGACTACCTCTATGGTCGCGATGCTGACCTTTCGACGGTCTCGCTGAACAAGTCGCAGGACTTCGGCGTCATGTCGTCGGTGGCCGAGCGCATCGAAGAACGCGTCTCTCGCGCCTTTTTGATCCAGTCGTTCAGAAACGCCGAACGCGTCACGGCTGAGGAAATCCGCGCCCAATCCGAAGAGCTTGAAACGGTTCTCGGCGGCACCTTCTCGGTGCTGGCCAGCGAACTTCAGGAGCCGATTGCCTCGCGTTACCTCTACATCGCTGAACGTCGCAGCCTGATCCCGCCCATCCCGCCGGGCATCAAGCCCAAGGTCATTACGGGCCTCGCCGCGCTGGGCCGCGCCGCCGACGTGAACCGTCTTCGGACCTTCATCGGCGACGCTTCCGCGATGCTCTCCAATCCGGCCGTCACCGAACACTTCAATGTCGCCACCCTGCTCACCCGTCTTGGCGTCGAGCATGGCGTTCTGGGCCTCGGCGACCTGCTCAAGTCGGACGAACAGAAAGCCCAAGAGCAACAGCAAGCCATGTTGGCGCAAGCCACCCAAGCCGCAGCCCCCGGCTTCATGGACGCGGCGATGAAGGCCGCGTCCGAACAACCCGAATAAGGATTTGAATGACTATCCAGACCGAGGCCACTGAGGCCGCTCCAGACTATTCCGCACTTCCCGCCACAGCCTTTCCAGAGGGCGCAGACCCCTCGACCTACAAAGACTCGCTGACGGCGCAGGACACCCCGGCCAAGCCCGAACGCCCTGCCCACATTCCTGAGAAATTCTGGGATGCCGAGGCTGGCGCCATTCGCGCCGAGGACATGGCGAAATCCTACGCGGAACTTGAAGCAAAGCTGCGTGGTCCCAAATCCGAGGACGAAGCCCCCAAGGCTGACGGCCTCAAGATCGAGAAAAAGGAAGGCGAAGCTGAGGCTCAAGCCAACCCACTGACCACGGCGTTTGAATCGTTCGCCAAGACCTACGAGGACACCAAGGGCCAGCCGCCCGAGGAAGCCATCGCCGAGATCGTCAAGCTGGGTGTTCCGCAGAACATCGTGGCCAACTATCTCGCCGGGCTGGAAGCCTTGGCTCGCGAGTCTTTCAACCAAGCTTACGCCGTCGCTGGCGGCGAAGAGGCGTTCAACGCTGCGTCCCATTGGGCCAGCCAGAACCTCTCTGAAGAAGAGATCGCCAGCTACAACACCCTCGTCTCCAACCAGACGACCGCCAAGCAGGGCGTCGAATGGCTGATGGCGAAATACAAATCGGCCACCCCGACCGAAGGCTCGTTCATTCAAGCCGAGGCGGGCGCCGCAGTCGGCGACGTGTTCCGCTCCAAGGCGGAAATGGTCACGGCTATGAAATCCGACCGCTATCTGAACGACCGCACTTATCAGCGTGAAGTCGCAGAGAAGGTCGCCCGCTCGAAACAAGCCGGGATGATCTAACCGGCTTTTCAAGCACCCCTAAGACCCCGCCCGCCGATCATTTGGGATCGGACGGCGAGGCCGCAGAGTTCGCAGCGCACCCGCGAACAGACCGCCCACGGGCGGGTGGCCGGTGAAAGCCCGGCCCAACTCTTTCTCCCAAATTCAAAGCGGATTTTCCGGCTGCGATGAGGCCGGTCAGCGACCGCACAACCTCGCCGCCAGCGGACTCCGATTGATCGACGGGAGCTAAAAACTCTCTCTCAATCAAGGAGCCTAATGGCTAACTCTATTCCTTCGAACCCCGGCTTTAAGGCCGGTGGCGCCGTCGGCTGTCAATCGGCGTCTAAAAGGGACCCCCTATCGGCGTGCAATAGGGACCCCCTTGTGGGGTTCGGGATGGCAGTGACGAGCGCACCGTTTGCGGGGCTTGGGG